TTAGGTATCTTTAAGGCCACTCCACGCTCAGCGAAAACCTCTACCACGGTATCGTATGGGAATTTCTCCTCTTCAATCACGTTAACATTGACACGACCACCCTCCATCTTGGAAAGTTCCGGGTCAAGGTACTGGTAAATGGTACATGCAGGGTATCTGCTATCTAAGCCGATATATGCTCCATGTGCTAATTGTGTACTGTGAAGGTTGTTAATTGTAACACCGTTCACTACAGGCATTCGGCGACCACCATCAAGTGGGCTCATAACCCATCCAATATCAATCCCTTGCAGGTACTTCATTAATTCAAAGTAGTTAGCTTGTTCAAGGAAGAGACTATCCAATTCATAAGGATATCCTTCTACTTTACTGTACTGTACAAAGGTTAATATATCCTCAACCGGTGTGGCTGAGCTGCTATCCCACACAGCGGCACCGCTCTGTTCAGTGATATCGTTACTTACTGCTTTAAGGGTGTCTACTATGTCGTCATTCATTTTCTTAGCCATACCAAAAGCCATACGGTCCATTGCCCTCTTTATTTCATCAATAAAGGCAGGTTCTCTTAGTTGTCTTTTACTGAATCTCATAGCATACCCGGAACGGTCAAGTACACCATGTTTCATGCTGATACGGCTGACCTCTATCTCATCCAGGTCGGTTATTTCCCCGAGTTCGGATGGTTTGGCCATGGTGCCGGCGGTTATATCTGCACCGGCATTGGTTACATCTTCAAAGTAGCTGAAACTCACGGCTTCGGTTCCTACTTCTGGGAATAGGTTTAGGAAGTCGAGTTGTTGTTCTAATTTCTTATTCATGATTCCTTCTATAAATCTTGGTTGTAGGGCTTCTCGTGGGTCCATTGTTAATGCTGTCATGTTATCATAATCCTCCAATTATATCATTATTTAATATATAAAATCCTTTTTTATTCTTAATCTGCTGGCTGGTAATGTGTAGCACCAACAAGTATGGCGACTTTTTCTCCATCCACGGCATAGGTAAGGGCAATCATACCACCATTGGTAATTACTGCTCCCTGGGTTCCTACAATATTGTCTTCGGATTCGCTTAGTTCTATACCATCACCGGGTGCGGTTGTTGCTCCGGTTTCAAGTTCAATTATACCGGTTCCAAATAATGCCACATCTGCCATTCTCTGGTTTGCACTGACCGGTGTACCTGCAGTGGTTGTGGTTGCATCTATCCCTTCTGGGTTTGATACTACTATACCATGCACATAATCCAAGTCGTTCCCTGCTGCTGCTTTTTCTACGCAGATAACTCCTTTATCGGTTGAGCCCACATCTAATCGTACAAGGTCACCTTTCTCGATAGGGACTGCATAGGATACTGCATCCTCTACAACACCTCCATTAGGGCCGATTACATCTGCACGTGTTAATGCACCTTCACTGAGTTTACAATTTTTCACTGGGAAGTTCCCATGGTGATTGAAGCTTTGTCTTGCTGTCATTTTATTATTCCTCCAAATATTATAATATCAATTTTATTTTTTTATTCCGAATTGTTCACATGCTTTCTTGAATTTTTCACTTTCAAAGAATGCTGCGTCATCGGTTTCCTCTGTGCCTTTACCTTTATCCTCTATCATTGCCAGTTTGCCCTGTGTCTTCATATCCACTATTATGGGCATTCCTGCTTTCATTTCAAGGAATTCTTTTTGGTCGGTTCGGGCTAGGAGTATTAGTCCTTTCTTCATTTTGGGTGTGGCTTTTCCTTCGAGTATGAGGTTTTTGACTTCTTGTTCCGGGCTGAATGTTTCAGTTTCTTTTATTACTGGTTTTTTACTGCCTAGTTCCTGTTTAAGTCCTTTCATCTCATCCCTTAAGGTTTTCACCATATCCATTAAACCCTCTTCCACACTGGATTCAACGGGCTCATCTACATTATCTTCAGCCACGGGGGCGTCATCTACAACAGGTTTGTCTGGGCTGTCCATTGCTGGTTCAGCCTCATCATCTGATTTACCTTCTACCAAGTTTACTTCATCTTTTACTTCATCTTTGGTGGCTTCTTCGTCTTTAACCACTACAACTTCCTTAGAATCTTTTTCTTCCATTGTATCTGGTTTAGCGTTATCATCACTCATAATTGATTCCTCCTCAAATTTTTTACTGGTTAATATAAGCGTGTCCGGGGTTGCTCCAACCGTACAAGACTGGCAGCCACCTTCCTCCACAAAATCAATACGCTCCACATTAAGCGTATCTAAAACATAATCCGCCTTATCAGTGGGACATGGCTTGGCGGTCATACTCCCCACCACACTATAGGCGGGTAACTCACCCTCACCATGCAATTCCTTTATCTTAGGGTCGGTTACGCTGGATTCTAGGATGTAGAGGGAATCACCATCCATACCGATACGTTCCACTACCCCTACATCTAGTAGGTTCATCTTATCCAGGATCTGATTATCCCGTAGGATTTCATCACCCAGATGGTCTATGCCTAGTTTAAGCTTACCCTCATCCTTCATCTTCCTTTGAGCAGACCGGAACGTGTCCATTAGGGTGTCACCCGGCACATATACTCTTGCCGGTTTATCATCCACGTAAACATGATGTATTCCTTTACTCCAGAACCGCCCATCCGGGCTGTTACTAGTCTCTCCTTTTATTGTGAGTTTAGTATTAATTTTTGCTGGTACTATTTCCATGTATTCAACTCCTGCCCGTTTTAGCCAGTCTTTGACCATAGGGGTGGTGTATTTATCCTTTTTAAATCGGTAACTGTGACTTATAAGCTTACCATTACTGTTTCTGCATAGGATTAGGCGGATGTCCCGTGTTATCTTTTTACTCCGGTAATCACTACATTCAGTGGTTGTTAGGTGTACGGTGTGCTCCTCTGGTAATGGCATCTATATTTACTCCCATGCATTGTTTCTTATGCCTTTATCAATCCGGCCTGTACCATCACTAGGTATTTTATGGCCTAATTCGTTTATCTCTTGTCTCTTAGTTTGGTTATCCTGTTTTAATACATCCGCATCACTCTTAGCCTCTTCAAGGGTGTCATGGTAAATCGGGATGCACATGCAATTACCCCCCCAACTAGTTTTATTATTCCTCTTCACCCACAGAGTATGCCATTTTGGGAGTTCAAGACAATAAACCATATCATCATAATAAACAATATCCACATTACAATTTGATATATTGGTGTGTTTAGTATTATTTATTGAAATACGAATCAAATCATTGTTGATTTTGTATCTACCATTATTAAACTCCACTTCTCTACCTTTACGCTTCTCAACATAAAATGAAGGATAATAACCAGCTAATAGTATTATATAAGATAAATCATCAGCTAAAACAGGACTTGATGTGAATATGACTCGGTCATTACTATTACAAACCATATAATTATCCTGTATCCTTTCATGTCCATCTCCTTTAACATAATTATCAAGGAAAACCCTTAAATCATCACGTGAAAGATTGAAAACTTCTGGAGGGATATATTTATTATGTGAACGACCCAGTTTAACCAGATAATCATATAACTGTTTAGAATACACTTCAAATCCTTGTTTTTGTATTGATACTTTTAAACCAACACTTTCCATGATTTTAATATATTTTTTCTTTAATATCTCACGATTTTCTGGGATTTGTTGAGCTATGAAAATTGGACATCCTCTTTTATAAGCGTCCTTTTTATCATGTAAAACACTTCCTTCTGCTATGTACCATGCCATAAAGAAAGCATAATCTTTTGATTTAAATTTAAGCCCATTAATATCCACATATTTAGGGGATTTATTAAAATTTTCACATGTACGAGGGATGCGGTGTTCACTATGTAATTTATCAGGGGTAACAAAAAATGGTTCAAGTTGTCTTCCTTTCTTACCATGATCCACTCTTTTCATGGTAAATACTTCATGATCACTTGTTATTTTCATATCAAACCATTTATTGTGTATATAATACATTTCTCCACTGTAATGATATTCTATTTTTTGGATGAAGGGTATAAAATCCGTTTCCATTGTTTGGGGGTTGAGAGATAAAATTAAATCATCTGATTTAACATCTTTAAATAATTTCCATCCTTTGCTTGTGTAAACTTCTGTATTTTTATCATAGCATCGTGGATGAAGCGGTGGTAACATCTCTAACTCATCTATACGGAATATTTCACCATTATAAGTGTTACGACAAAGTTTACAGGCTTCTGCTCGGCTGTCTATTATGAAATATTTCTTACCCTGACGCATAGCTCGGCTGTAACTCCCATAATTCGCCGCCCTCATAGTCTCTGTTCGGCATATCATCTCAGCACGATTCTTACTAATACGTAGTTCTCTTTGTAGGTTGCGACTAATCTCATCAGGCATTAACTGGTTACGCCGTCCATTACTCAGAATGTTACCCATACGGGTTTTAAGGTCTTCACCCATGTTGGTAACATATTTCATACTGTTCTGGCGTATGGCCTCAGTAAAACTCCGAGCCGTACTACTAGGGGTTTTATTGGTGAATTCCATGCCAAAATTGAACATTTGATTAATATTACGTTGATAAGCGGTTAGTTCTGCTTGGGCGGTGGGTGTGTTGAAAATATTAATAGTACCATACTTGTTTAGTTGGGGGTAGGTGTTTCGGATGGCAATTTCCCGGATGTTCTGGTCAATAATGCCTTGTAGTATTTGGAATTGCCGGGCTGTGATGGTTTGAGCATTACCGAGAAGGTTTTTTATCTGGTTCTCAGTGGATGCGTCCAAACCGCCACGCTGTAACTGTTGGGTGATGATTTCAACACTTGGCATAAGACCTTATTCCTCTTCTTTGCTCGGTATCTCGAGGAGTGCTTCCTCTAGGTTGCTTAATTCCTTTTCTTCAATATTTTCCAAATCCTCTGGGGTGGGTGTTACAATATCCACATAACCACCCACTTTATCTTCTCCGATACTCATTCCCTCCATTTTAAGGTCACTATATTTCTCCACAACAAGCCTTAACAGTTCCTGGAACCATCGCTCGGAGGGGTTGATGGCTAGGTTGTCAATGTAGGGTTTGATTTCTTTTAGGAGTGTTAGGCTGTCCTTTTCCTCGAAGCTGGTGAAAGTAATGTTAGGGTATTTTTCCACGGTGAAGTTAAGGTCCACCACTCGACGTATAAGGTTTTCCAGTTCACTTGCTATGTCTTCATGCACACCATCTAGGAATTTGTAAAGTATTTTCTCCTGTGTTTGGCTTTGGGCGTATGCTCCTTTACCGTCTTCTTGTCCTAGTATCATTGTCCCTAGGTTCATTCGACGGTAGAACATGGTGTTAATATGGTTAAGGGTGGTGTTGAAGGCTTCTCCTCGGTGGCTGCTTTCCAGTATTTCCACACGGTCATCCTTGCCCACGGTGATGTTGGCTCGTCCTTCTCTTATCTCATCAAGCTGTTCACGCATACCATCCTTTAGGTGGGGGTTTTCCACGTATCCCACAAGGGTGGGGCCTTCATGTTTCTGTAGAAACACGTTTCGCCAGTTGCTGATGCGTTGCTTGTCATACCAGTAATCGTATAGGCTGTGGAGTATGCTTTGACCGGTTTTATCCCTGAAATTCTCATCATAAGTGTAGATTAGGCATTTCTCGCCGGGTATTTCTATTTCACCACCACTGGGTGGTGTTTGTGTCACGGTCTCCACTTCTCCTTCCTCATTGTAGGTGAAGGGGTCCGTTAGGGTGGATGGTGGTAAGGGTTCTAATCCTTTAATTATTAATTGCTCAGAAGCGTTAACACCCCAGATTATCTCGGAGACACTGAAACCATACATTAGGGCGCTGTACATGTCATTCCGTACTTTCCGGAGGCTGTAATTAAGGTTATGTAACATATCCTCTATGAAATCCGCAATGGCCGCATCCTCTTCACTGTCACTGGCAGGTGTAACCCGTAGGCTACGGCTAAGAAGAAACAATCGTAGTAATTCATATCCACTCTTAATCTGCGGGTCTCGGAGCATCTCATCATAATCCTTATAAGTCAAAGTGTCTGGTTTATAAACATACGTGAACTTTTTATCTGATTCATAATTCACATTCCGGTTAAAACGCTTCTTCATCACCGCCGGGCTTAGTGCTGCTGCTAATCGTAATCGTAAAGTTTTTAATGGATTCATAGCCATCCTATATTCTCCTATTCTTTGTGTAAATATATGTAATCTCAATACCCTTCATTCGTAGGTATTCCTTGAACTTGACCGGCCGGAAATTATCATCCTCCACTTCAAGGAATTTGTGGAGATGTGTTTCTATTGTTTTACGGGTGGCGGTGGTGTGTATATCGAGGGATACTTCCTCTACTTGTATTCTTTGATGGTTTACTGTTTTAACATGGCCTGTCATGGTTTTATTTGTCTCCTACCGTGTTTATATTGATTTTGTAATCCCTTGTGGCTGTAATCATAGTAATGTTTACCCGGCGTGTATGCCTCACTGGAGCCGGTTCTTGCAAGGTTAACCGCTATCTCAAGGGCGTCTAATATGTCATCATGCCTTCCACGTGGAAAGTGAAGGTACTCATCCCGGAAATTATCCAACTCCATGTGGGTTCCGGGTACTTTTATCATGCCATTCTCAAAGAAGGGACTTATCCCTATTATCCGTGTTACCTTATCCCCTACACGTTTTATTGGTTTAATAGGCAGTATTTCCTGACTTAAAACTTGTTGAGGTAATGCTCGCTGGTATGCTACATCCTCAATCCCTATCACAAGGGGTTTATATTTTTGGTTATATTCAATCACCTTACTGACTTGTGTGGGGAAATCAATATGTGCACGGTAAATATCAAGTAAATATAAATTGTTATCGTGGCGGTGTCGGCCTAGTGTGCAGCAGACGGTGTAGTCGGCGCTTTCCTTTTCACTGATTGCTAAATCCCATCCTTGGTATATGTCAAAACTCCCATAATCACCATTCATAGGGTGTTGGTGGTATTGTAACCATTCACGTTTAAGCAAACCACCCTCACTAGGTTGGGGGGTCTGCTGATACATTGCATTGAACCAGTAACCCCCTATCTGTTTCTTTATACGGTTTAATTCCTTTAATCCATACCGTTCAGGCCACAGGGCCTCTCCATCCTTGTTGATAGCTGGTAATTTTAGGATGGTCCAGTCTTCATTGTCTTGTTTTAATAGTTTCCCGGCGAGGTCGTCCTCATGCCACCGGGTCATAATAAGTATAATTGCCCCGTCTGGTTCTAATCGAGTATAAGCAGTGGAATTGTACCAGTCTAATGCTTTCTCACGGTATGTGGGGCTGTTAGCTTGTTCAGCATTCTTAACAGGGTCGTCAATAATTAGTATGTCCGCTCCTTTACCAGTGATGGGTCCTCCTACACCGGCGGTTACCATTCCACCGTTATGGTTTTGTATATCCCACCGGTTACGGGCTGCGGAAGCATCATCAATCTGTATATTAAAGGTTGAATGGTGTTGTGATAATATATCCCGAGCGTGTTTTCCCCATGTGGCTGCGAAATCAGCCTCGTAGCTGGCTAGGATTACACGGTGGTCGGGGTGTTTTCCAAGGTACCATGCAGGAAAGTATTTACTTATCAGCTCTGATTTTCCATGTCTTGGTGGCATGAACACCATTAGTCGGGTGATGTTCCGGTCACTGATATCTATAAGGTGGTTGTTTAATAGTTTGAGGTGGTGTGGGTATTGGTAGCGTCCATGGCTGTCTATTATTGCCAGGTTAACGGGGCTTAGTTTTTTCTGGGTGGATGGTTGTTGCAATATCTGCAAGAGTTTTTCTGGTGTTACTTGGTAATCCATCTAATTCCACCGTCCTCCTACCACTTTCTTTAACATGTTCTGTGGGTTCGTCTAAAGCCAACTTACCCACTTTCTGATAATTAACAATTGAAATGCTTAATTTTTGATGATCATGAGTTGAAAGGTTTTTATCCCCTAATTTTTCAAGGGCAATCTTTATTCCCTTCTCTGCGGCTTGTAGGGCTTTGTTGTCGAATGATGCAGCCTCTGTTATGAGTATTTCTTCCTTTTTTTCTAAAATCTTTTTGTTCCTTTTTGTAGAGTAGATGTTCCTTTCAGTGTTCCATTGTTCCTTTGCGGCTCGTTTTCTTAGTGTGCCATAGTTGCAGCCGTGTCTTTCGCTTAGTTGTTTGAGTGTAGGGCATATTAGTTCACCATCTTCGATGTATCCTTGTATGAACTCGTTTTTGATGAGTTGCCAGTCATATGCCATTTTTGATCGTCCTGTTTATGTTTTCTGCGGGGTGGAATGTGTTGCTTTTCTGTAAAGGGTTTCCTTCTCCACAGGCGGGGCATTTCATCCTTGTGGGATGGGTGTGGCGTGTGGTGACTGTGGTTATAGATCCGCAGTGTTGGCAGTGGAGGTGGTGTATTGTTATCATTCTGGGTCGTTTTTGATTACGTGGAATATGGCTAGGAATAGGAAGAAAAACAATAAAAACACTGCAATGTATGGTAATGGATTCATATTCAGATTCCCCAGATGAATGTTTTAACACTGAAAACGATTAAGAAGCCGAAGAATGGAACCGCAATCCCCACTAATACCTTTAATATCTTATTTGTGAGGTCTATCTGGTTTATTTGTCCTTCTTCAAGCCGTGTTACTCTTATTTCTAGTGCGAGGTTCTGGTTTATTATGTCTTTGTCAGTGATGGCTTGGTTGTCCATCATGTTTTTAAGGGTTTTT